GCTGATGCAAATGTTATAGCTAGAGTAGCAACAGAAATGTTAGCTGGTGTTTCTTACGAGGAAGCTGAAAAAAAGTAAGATCTGATTCTGAGTTATATTCTATACTTGCTCTAGGTCAGGAATTAAAAAAAAGTATGGAAGAAGTTTTGTGTTTTACACAAGATGAATTTTATTATTGGATAGCTTACTTTAAAGTGAAGGCAGAACGTGAGAAACTAAATTATGGCAGATCAGCAACTAAATATAAAACTTAATGTCATAGATAATGCTACAAAAGCATTTACAGAAGTTAAGAACTCAATATTTAATGTTAGAAATGCACTAATAGGTTTAGGTGCTGGTATTGCTGTTAGGTCTTTAGTCAATATTGGTAGAGAAGCTGATAATTTAAGTTCAAGATTAAACCAACTAGCAAAAGCTGGTTTTGGTGGAAGCCAAGCATTTGACCAATTAAGTAGATTTGCGATTAGTGCAAAGATACCTTTGTTAGATGTATTTCAAGCATCAAATGATTTACTTGCAGTTTCTAAATCACCAGAAGAATTAGCTAGAAATTTAGAAATAGCTAGTAACGCATCTGCTTTTTTTAAAATTAGTTTTGTTGAAGCATCAGATCAAGTAGCTAAAGCTTTATTAAAAGGCATAGATTCTGCAAGATTATTTCAAGATAGAGGAATTAAATCATTAAGAGGATTTGGTGAATTTGCTGATAAATCTTTTGAAGGTGTAGGTAGAGCATTAGAAAGAAACTTTGGTGCTAATGGAATATTTGGTAAAGCAAATCAAGAATTAAAAGATGGTTTAGGTGGTACTTTAATTGCTTTAGATAATAGATTCAAACAATTTCAAATAACAATAGCACGAGGATTTTTTGATTCATTAACTAAAGAATTAGGTGATTTAGAAATATTCCTAAATAACAACAATAAAGCAATAGATGATTTAGCAAAAAATATTGGGGAAATACTTGGCAAAGCTGTTGTTGCATTAGGCAACGCAATAGTTTTTGTCAAAGACAACTTTGAAATATTTGTTAATTTATTTTTTTCTTTTGTAGGATTAAAAGCTGGTCAATATATTTACGAACTTGTTACTGCATTTGAAGCTTTAGGAGTTACTTTAAGAAAATTAGACAAAGAAGCAAGTAGAAATAGATTATTTCTTTTATTAGGATTGATTGCAGGATTTGTAGCTTCTGTTGAAGAATTTAGAAAAAAATTTGGCGATACTAATGTTGAAACAGAAAAACTAAATGAAAACTTAGATGGCACTTCACAATTATTAGATTCAATACCTAAAACTTGGCAACAAATATATGATCTTACAAAAGCATCAAATAAAGAACAATTAAGTTTTTTAGGTATATTAGGAAATGTAGCACAAAAAAATTTAGATAGTATTAAAAATCTTGAAAAAGCATTTACTGATCTTGAATCTGTTTCTAAATTAGTTGTAGAAAGTTTAGATAAAGGAATTAAAGCATTTTCAAGAGGTATAGCAGAATCAATAATATTAGGAAAAGGTTTAGAAGAAACTTTTAGAAAATTTGTTCAGGAGACTGCTATTAATATGATAGCAACAATAGCAGAACTTATAATTAGAACTTATGTGTTAAAAAAATTATTTGAAGCATTAGGATTGCCAGTTGATGAAGCAAACAACAAATCAAAAGAACTTAGAGGAACTTCATTAGATATATTTGGGATTAATAGTGCTAATTATGGAGTACAAGTATTAACCACATCTGAAATAGCAAAACAAAATGAACTATTAAAACAAAGACAATCTTTTGGTGGTGATTCAGGTGGTGGTGGTTTTTTAAGTACTTTATTTAATATTGGAATGAGTGCTTTTGGTGGTGGGGGTACAACTGGATTTCCTGATGCACCACCAGCTTTATATGCAGAAGGTGGTGCTGTTAGAGGTGGTATGCCAATAACAGTAGGAGAACGAGGTAGAGAATTATTTGTACCATCAACAAATGGAACTATTGTACCTAACCATGAATTAGGTGGTGGAATGAATATAACATTTAATATTCAAGCAAATGATGTTAGAGGTATTAAAGAATTATTAATTGATAATAGAGCAACCATAATTAACTTAGTTAATCAGGGTGCTAATCAAAAAGGAAAGTCTAACGTAATATGAGTGGCACATTCCCATCAAGTCCAGCACCAAGAGATGTAGCTATTAGTTCTAATCAAAACACTATTGTAACTACAACTGCTTCTGGCAGACGACAAGCAAGACAAATTGATGGACAGAAATTCAGATTAAGACTTAGATTCCCAGTTATGACTAGAAGTGAGTTTGCACCAATACTTGCTTTTATAATGAAACAAAGATCACAAATGGAATCATTCCAATATACTCCACCAACTGTTGATGATGCACTTGGTTCTGCAAGTACAACTATTTCACTAAATGGTGCTATTAGTGCTGGTGTTACTACTTGCTCAATAGATGGTATGGGAAACAATTTAACTGGTGTAATTAAAGCTGGAGACTTCTTTAGATTTACTGGTCAAGCAAAAGTTTATATGTGTGTAGCTGATGTTGATTCTAATGGTTCTGGTGCAGGAACATTAACATTTGAACCACCATTAAGAGCAAACGTAGCTGACAATGCAGTAATCATTTATGACAATGTAGATTTTACAGTTGGACTTACAGGAGATATTCAAGAATTTACTATCGGTACAGAAAACTATTTCCAATACGAAGTTGATTTAATAGAGGTACTGTAATGACAAGATCATTAACTGCTGGAGTTATAGCCGAGATAGCAACTAATAAACTCAATCCAGTAGAACTTGTTTATCTAGGAATTAGCACAGGAACTTATTACACAGATCATTATAAAGATTTAACCTTTGATGGAAATACTTACACAGCTTCATCATTATTCTTAGGAAGTTCTGAAGTACAAGAAACTGCTGATGTTTCAGTAAATACATTAACACTTAAATTTTCAGGTGCAGATACAACAATAATTTCTTTATTGCTTAACAACAATTACATGAACAAACCTGCAAAAGTTTATAGAGGTTTTTTAAATGATAGTCAGGCATTAATAGCTGACCCATTTCTTTTATTTGATGGAAGAATATCTAATTTTGCTCTTGAAGAAAATGCTACAACATCTTCAATCAACATAATTATAACTTCTCATTGGGCAGACTTTGAAAAGACTTCAGGAAGAAGAACTGCTGAGAACTCACAGAAACTTTATTTTCCTAATGACAAAGGTATGGAGTTTGCAAGTAAAACAGCACAAAAGATTAAGTGGGGTTCAGCATAATGAATGATTTGTATAGAATAATACATTTATACAGACAATTTCCTAAATATGACAAATTTACTTACAAACAACTAACTGAGATGATTTATCCATCAATTAATTTAGACCAATATCAAATTCACAGAATAGATAATCAAGATGTTGGATTTACTAACTGGGCTTATCTAAGCGATAATGTTGAACAAAGATTTAAACTTATTGGCAAATTAAAACCTAATGAATGGAACTGTGGAGATAATATTTGGGTTATGCAAGTAATTGCAAAAAGCCATGTTAGAGAGATTATGAAATGGGTTAAAGATTATTTTAGAGAAAGAATTGAAGTTAATGAATCTGTTAAATGGATTAGAGCAAATAATGATTTTCAAATTTACAGAAGATCAGAAAAATACAAAAGGGAGTTTCATATTTAAATGGGTGAAGCAATAGTAACAGCAATTATAACTACCATAATAACTACTGCAATAAGTTATATTATTGCACCTAAACCAAAAGCACCAAGATTTAATTCGCAAGACGAAGCAAAAGGAACATTAGTAAATAAAGATTCTAATAACAATCCTATTCCTGTTGTTTATGGTAAAAGACAAGTAGGTTTAACTAGAGTATTTGTTGAAAGTTCTGGTGCTGATAATCAATATCTTTATGTTGCTGGAGTATTATGCGAAGGTGGTGGTGCAGGAATTACTGCAATAGATGAAGTTTACGTTGATGACAAACTAGTTACATTTGATGGTGCATTAACTAATGGAACTATAAGAGGAGTATCTAGTGGAGATGCTAATTATTATAAAGGTGGTGAAAGTTTAATATCTATTCAAGGATTTTTTGGATTAGATAATCAATCAGCTTCTTCTTTGCTTGATGAAACAACTAACTGGACATCAGATCATAAATTATCTGGTCTTGCTTATGTTGCTTTAAGGTTTAAATGGAATCAAGATGCTTTTAATGGATTACCAGAAGTTAGAGTAACAGTTAGAGGTAAAAAGATTTATGACCCAAGATTAGATTCAACTAAAGGTGGTTCTGGTTCTCATAGACAAGATGATGCAACTACTTGGGCTTATTCTGCGAACTCATCATTAGTTCTTTTAGACTATCTAAGAAACAGCAGATATGGAAAAGGATTACCTAATGATGCTTTTGAAACAAACTACGATTCATTTAAGACTTCTGCAAATACCTGCGATACACAAGTTACACCTTATTCTGGTGCAGTAAGCGATATAAACTTATTTGAAACAAATGCAGTTATAGATAGTGAGAAAAAGGTATTAGAGAATGTAAGAGAATTGCTTGTACCAATGAGAGCAATATTTAATTACACACAAGGTAAATACAAAGTTATTATTGAAGGAACAGGAAGTTCACAATTACTATTAACTAAAGATAATGTTGTAAGCGAAGTTAAATTACAAGGTGAAAGCAAATCTGAAAAATATAATAGAGTTATAGGAACATTTACAAACCCTGAAAAAGATTATCAATCAGATACAGTTTCTTATCCACCTTATGATGATTCTGCATTAGACCCAGCAGATCAACACTCAACTATGTTATCTGAGGATAATAATACTTTATTAGAGAGAAGCTTTGATATGTTACAGGTAACTTCTCCATATCAAGCAGAAGAAATTTGCGAGAACATACTAAAAAGATCAAGAAACAATTTAAAAGCAGAAGTTACAGTTACTTCAGAAGCACTTAACTTATCTATTGGCGACATTGTAACAGCTACATACGACACAGCAGGATTTAGTGCTAAACCATTTAGAGTTATGTCTTTAGCTATTAATTCAGATTCAACAGTAACTCTTGGATTAGAAGAACATCAAGATAACTTTTATACTTGGGAAGAAAAAGGCGAAGCACCTACAATAGCTGATACTGTACTTCCAAATCCTTTTTCTGTATCTGCACCAGTTTCAGTTAGTTTAGATGACCAACTTATAGAATACTCAGATGGAGTTGTTATTACTGCTTTAGATGTAACAATAGGTGCATCACTAGATAACTTTGTGGACTACTACCAAGTAGAATACAAACTAAGTACAGAAACAGATTATATTGTATCTGGTCAAGTTAAAGGATTATTTCATAGAATACTAAACGTAGTAGATGGATTAATTTACAATGTAAGAGTAAAAGCATTTAATACATTAGGAGTTAGTTCTACTTACACATCTGCAACAAGAACTATTGTTGGTGGATTATTACCACCTGCTAACGTAGAAGATTTTTCTTGTAACATTATTGGTCGTGATGCTCACTTATCTTGGACACAAATACCAGATTTAGATTTAGCTTATTATGCAATTAGATTTAGTACATTAACAACTGGTGCTGAATGGCAGAACTCAGTTTCACTTGTTGAAAAAGTTGCAAGACCAGCTACTTCAGTTACAGTACCAGCTAGGATTGGTTCTTACTTAATTAAAGCAGTAGATAAAAATGGAAACTTCTCATCTAATGAAGCTGTAATATCAACTAACTTATTAGAAGTTGGAAACTTTAATGCTGTTGTAACACAAACTGAATCACCTACATTCTCAGGAACTAAAACTAATGTCTATGTTGATAGTGGTGCTTTAAGATTAGACTCTACTGAACTATTTGATTCTGCTACTGGAAATTTTGATTCTGGTACTACTTTATTTGATGCTGGAGTTACGACTTATGACTTATCTCCTACTGGTTCTTATGAATTTACTTCTCCTATTGACATTGGTGGAAGTTACACAGTTCGTGTAACTGCTTCTCTTACACAAAGTGTGGACAATATAGATAATCTTTTTGATAGTGCTACTGGCGACTTTGATGATGGTGCTTCTAACTTTGATGGAGACTCTCCTGCTAACTGTAATGCTCATTTAGAAATTGCTACTTCTGCTGATAACATAACTTATACTGCATTTAGAAATTTTGTAGTTGGCGATTATACGAGTCGTTTTTTTAAGTTCCGATTAATGATGACTTCATCTGATTTAGCTTCTACTCCAGTTGTATCTGCTTTAAGTGTAACGATTGATGTAGAAGATACTATTCAAAATGGTAATGATTTAGTAAGTGGAACTGGTACTTATACAGTAGTGTTTACAAGACCATTCTATTCTGTTAATTATGCTATCGGTATTACTAATCAAGGAATGGCTACTGGCGATTTTTATACTTTAAATAACAAAACTATAAATGGTTTTGATATTGCCTTTAAGAATAGTAGTGGTACTGGAGTAAGTAGAACTTTTGATTATATTGCAAAAGGATTTTGATAGATAGATTATGAAACAAGTTTTTGGATTTGAAGGTCAATATTCTGTAACTAGAGATGGTAAGGTTTATTCTCATAAAAGAAATAGATTTTTAACACCAATGAATTTAAAAGGTTATAAAACTGTTAAATTTAGAGATTCTAATAATAAACAAAAAGCAACAAATCAATTAATACATAGATTAGTAGCAAAAGCATACATTCCTAACCCAAATAATAAACTAGAAATTAATCATAAAAATAGTATAAGAGATGATAATAGAGTTGAGAATTTAGAATGGGCTACAAGGTCAGAAAATAATCAACACGCATGGACTTATGGAAATAAAGTTTTTAAAAAAACAAAAAAGTATTTAGATGCTGTTAAAAAAAATATTATTATTGCTAGAAATTATAGACTAAACAAATTAAAGAATAATACAAATGCAACACGATTATAACATAGCGAACCAGTCGTTCCCTTCATTTAGAACTGACTTAAATAATGCACTATCAGCTATACAAACTTGTAACTCAGGAACATCAAGACCAACTGGTGCTGTCGCTGGTCAAATTTGGCTTGATACGACATCAGCAACAACTCCTACTTTAAAATATTATGATGGTGCTGATGACATCTCTTTAGCAACACTTGACCATTCTGCTAATACAGTAAATTGGTTAGACTCAACTGTGTCCATAACTGGACTCTCTACTACTGCTACTGGAACTGTTTTAACACTTTCAGATTCAGCTTCTACAACAACAGTTAATCTTATTATAGATAATGAAAAAGAAATTCGCTTTCGTGAAGCTACTGCTAATGGAACAAACTATGTAGCATTAAAAGCACCTGCTAGTGTAAGTGCTGATTTAACTTTTACTTTACCTGCAACTGATGGAACTGCTGGACAAGCATTAACAACTAATGGTTCTGGTGTATTATCTTTTTCAACTATACAAAGTCCAAGTGGATTTAGAAATATCGTTATCAATGGTGATATGCAAATTGCACAAAGAAGTACAAGTGTAGCTTCTATTACTACATCTGGTTATTATACTTTAGATAGATGGAATCCTATAATTACTACTATGGGAACTTGGACTATGTCGCAATCAACTGATGTACCTTCAGGATATGGATTTGCTAAATCTTTAAAAATGGACTGCACAACAGCAGATGCTTCACCTGCCTCTGGAGATAGAATTTATATTAGACAAAACTTTGAGGGACAGAATTTACAATATTTAAAAAAAGGAACTGCTAGTGCTGTATCTTTAACAGCATCATTTTGGGTTAAATCTACAAAAACTGGTACTTTTATTTGTGAATTACATGACACAGATAATACTAGAAATATATCAAAATCTTATACTGTAAATACTACTAACACTTGGGAATTTAAAACAATTACATTTGCTGGAGATACAACTGGTGCATTAAATAATGATAATGATTTAAGTCTTACTATAAACTGGTATTTAGGTGCAGGGACAGATTGGACATCAGGAACTTTAGCAACATCTTGGGAATCAATAACAAATGCAAACAGAGCAGTTGGACAAGTTAATTGTGCAGATAGCACATCAAACGATTTTTTAATTACTGGAGTTCAATTAGAAGCTGGAACAAGTGCTACTGATTTTGAGTTCTTACCTTATGATGTGTCTTTGCAAAGATGTTTGCGATATTATGAAAAAATTAAAGCAGAATCAACCAGCCAATTATTTGGTGCTGGTTTTAATTTTAGTACTACTCAAGGAATTGCTTTAATAAATTGTTCAAAAAAAAGAACTGATGTTAGCGTAACATTTTCTAGCACAGTTGGAGATTTTGGTTTATATAGTGCAACTGGTACAATAATTACTGCAACTGCCATAGTTGCATCACGAGGAACTTCAATTAGTTTTGCAACAACAGTAACTGTTGCAAGTGGTTTAACAGCAGGAGATGGAACAACTTTTATTTCTAACCTAACAACTAATCCATATATAGAAATATCAGCAGAACTATGATTATAAATGTAGAAAAATTATATATTAATGGTGTTGATTGTAAAACTTATAAAGTTATTTACAATAACAATAAAATAACTTTTGTACCATTAAACGAAGCAAACACAGACTACCAAGCTATTCAAGAATGGATTGCTGAAGGTGGCGAAGTAATAGATAACCCACCTACTGAATAAGATTATTCGCTAATTTCGTCTGCTGGTAAAGGTGTATTTCCTTCTTCTAGCCATTTTAAGTATTCTTGATAATCGGTATTAGGTAAATCAAATGGAATAAAAGCATTATCAGATAAACGACAAACAACTTTAGATTCAATTAATCCATTAGGTTTTTTTTGTTTTGGTAATAATTTATACATACTTATAACTCCGAATCAATTTTAATTTGACTTGTTGAAGAAGAATAAAAATAAGAAGCATTTCCAGCAGTAAATGATGATGTAAAACCAGTTCCAGATAAATGAAATCTTGAAACAGTTATATCACTTACTGTTATTGTTCCTGTTGTAGCAGGATAATTTACATCACTAGCTAAAAAATTTACAGTTCCAGAAACCGTTCCAACAGTAGGTAAGGTTATTGTAGGATTTGCTCTTTTTTGAGTTAAATAATTAAGATCTGCCTTAACAGCACTAGTGGTATGAGCTTGACCACAACTAACAAATTCATCTAAATAAATTAATTCAAAATACCTCTGACATCTTTGCAAAGACACATCATAAGGTAAGAACTCAAAATCAGTAGAACGAACTTGATTTAACAAACAAACTTTGACATAACTATTCTATGATTATATTTATATTAGGAATTATCTTAGGATTATATCTTGAATGGAAGTTTGAGATTGCCAAGTATATTATTGAATCAGTAAAAGAACATTTAAACATTAAATAGTGAAAAAAATACTTTGTATTAATCCAAAATGTAAAAAAAAGTTTAAATATAGAGTTCGTAAAAGATATTGTTCTGATTTTTGTTATAGAAAACATTATTGTGGTAAAGCAAGTTCATTAATTTCAAAACTTAAAAATAAAAATTTAGTACCAAAGTTTGCTAATATTGAAAAAATAAAAGAAATATATAGAAATTGTCCAAAAGGTTATCATGTAGATCATATAGTACCGATTGGTAATAAATTGGTATGTGGACTTCATGTTGAATGGAATCTTCAGTATCTCCCTGCTAAAGAAAATATAAGAAAAGGTAATAAGTTATTGAATTATTAAAGATTGATACCTATATAACGCAGATGATATATACGACTGAAGAAAATAACTTTTACTCAAAGGAGAACTCAATGTTAAACTATTCTGACATTAAGAACTACTGGTCTAAATTCTATGCAGATGCTTTTGAAGATGCAAAATCATACTGGAAGAATTATTTTGACTTAGTTCAAAACATTTACAAAAAATAACTTTATTAAAACATAATTGTTTGATATTAATGCACAAAAATTTAATGTGCATTTACAGATTAGCTAATGGCAGTTGTCTCTTGCTAAAGTCTTGCAAATGCGAAAACGACAATGGCAAGAACACAAAACGAACAGTTAATAGCTTTTAAGGGGCATATAACAGGAATTAAAAGAGAAATAAGAATACTCAGTACATCAATGTATAAACTAGAAAAAAAGGTAGAGAACCTTTACTGGTCTATATTGGTTGCTACTGGTTCTTTATCTTTGGCTTTGATTACAATATTTCTTGCCAAATAAGACAAATACAACTACTAGGAAGTAATGAATAAAAGAATCTTAGTCATATCTGATTTGCATATTCCATATCATAGAGAAGATAGCTTTGAGTTCCTAAAAGAAATTAAAAAACAATATAAGCCAGATACAATCATAAACATAGGTGATGAGATTGATTGCCACGCACTTAGCTTCCACGACCATAACCCAGATTTAGCTTCTGCTGGACATGAACTTGCTAGAGCAAAAGATTTTATAAAAGAATTAGAATCAATATTTCCAGTAATGACTTTGCTAGACTCAAATCATTCTAGCTTAGTTTATCGTAGAGCAATTAAATCAGGAATACCTAAAGGTTATCTAAAAGAATATAACGAGTTCTTAAATGTTAAAAAATGGAACTGGCAAGATAACTTAACTCTTACACTTCCAAATAAACAAAGATGTTTCTTTACTCATGGAATATCTGCTGATGTAACTAAAGTATCTCAAATTAATGGAATGAGTTGCGTTCAGGGACACTTCCATTCTAAGTTCAAGATTGAATACTGGGCTAATCCTGATGCACTATTTTTTGCTATGCAAGTAGGTTGTTTAATACAACAAACAAATATGGCATTTACTTATTCAAAGAATTTTAAAACTAAATTTTTAATGGGTTGTGGAATGATTGTAGATTCTACTCCAAGATTAATGCCAATGGTTCTTAACAAAGAAGGCAAATGGATAGGCAAGTTAGTTTAAAAGAATTACTGTTTTCAGAAACAGCAACAAGACTTGGAATAGACAATACTCCAACAGACCAAATATTAATTAACTTACAAACTTTAATTTATGAAGTTATAGAACCAATCATAAATCAATTTGGTGACATCAAAATAACTTCTGGCTATCGTTCTCCTGAATTATGCAAAGCCATTGGAAGTTCTACAACATCACAACACACTCTTGGACAAGCTGTTGATTGCGAAGTTCTAGGAGTTCCAAATAAAGAACTAGCTGACTGGGTTGTTAATCATTTAGAATTTGACCAATGTATTTTAGAATTTTGGAAACCAGAAGAAATCAATTCAGGTTGGGTTCATATCTCTTACAACAAATCAGGAAATAGAAAAATGTATTTACGTGCCTTTAAAGCTAATAATAGAACAGTCTATGAAGTCTTATAAAAAACAAGTTGGTGGAAGCCACTATAAGAAATACAAAATACAACCTGTTGAGTTTATAGTTAAAAATAATATTGGATTTTGTGAAGGTAATATCATAAAGTATGTTTTACGATTTAAAGAGAAGGGTGGTGTCCAAGACTTAGAAAAGGCAAAACACTACATAGAACTGCTAATAGATACAACTAAAAGTAGATAATATCATTTAAACGCATTTTAAAGCATAGTGGCTTTAAAATTACGATACACGACAACTGAACCTATAATATCAAAAAAAAGGGGTAATTTGTCGGTTTAAATAGGCAAATTTAAGGAGTTTAATATGTCAAACTACGTAGTAACTACAATAGACCCAGATTTTACCCCAGAATGTCATACTGTTGGTAATACATCTGCACAGTCATCAGCTATCATAACACAATCAGGATTAGTAAGAATATCTGTAACTGGTGGAACTCATATTAAGTTCGGTGCAAACCCAACTTCAACAACAGAAGATGTCTTGGTAGTTGGTACTGAAATATTCTCTTTTAAGAGTGGAGACAAAATAGCTTTCATTCATCATGGGGGCGGAAGTGCGATTATTTCAATTTGTGCAGTAGATTAATATGTGGTGGAATATCATACCAACAGTAGTTAAAACTGGTGCTGAGATTTATAAGAATCATAAGCAATCAGAACTATTAGAATCTGAAGCTGAACGTAGATACTATGAACGTATGGCTAGAGGTGAGATTGAATATCAAAGAGATGTAGCAGATCAACAAGACAAGTCATGGAAAGATGAATTTGTTTTGATTGTGGTTTGTATTCCAATTATTGTTTTATCATACGCAGTTATAAGTGATGATATTAATATCAAATCTAAACTAGATTTATTCTTTGATTACTTTGGTAAGTTTCCTTCTTGGTATCAATGGTTAATAGTAGGTATCTTTGGTGCGATCTATGGACTTAAACCAAGTATAGACGCATTTACTAAAAAATGAACTTCTACTTAATCACTTATGCTGTAAGCTTTGTGAAAGTAAATGATGAGAGTATAAAGGAAGATGTCGCATTTTGTCGGTTCTTTGATACTGACTCTTTTGTAAATGCCAGTTCATTTCTTGCTTCATTAAAACAAGTTAAGAAACTTAGAATAACTGGAGTTGAGTTTGAAGTAGAGGAGTGTAATTGGTATGATTATTATGAAGATATTTCCAACACTATTCACTAATTTAACTGTACTTCAAAGTATTCTATACTATCATTTGGAAAGCATTTTAATTGCGACTTTGGTAGTAGCTTTAATATTTGATCTACACTTTTAAAAATAATCTTATCAGCTAAAGGAAAGCAGATTGTGAATTTAGTATGATAGTTTGTAAAAGCTTGTTCAAAATAAATATATCTTTTAACATCTCTAACTTTAATCTTAGTTAAAGTCTTGCCACTTTCCCAAGTAGCATTTTTTAATTCAACAAAGAACTGCTCTTGCTTATGTGCTTCTTTAGGTGCGTAAACGAAGTAGTCTGGGAAAGCTTTGATAAGGGTTGGGAGTTTGGCAAACAAAGGTATAATACTTTCAGCGAAAGATTGAGAATCATTAACAGCATTAAGACCAAGCTTCCTGTAAAGATAGCCACGATTAATGCAATACTGAACGAAACGATCTTCACTAATGTTAAGATAATTCTTTGTACGATTTTCATAAGACTCATGGTTAAAGTTTTCAATGTATTTCTTATCATTCATTTATTTGCTCAATTCTCTTTGTGAGACTAACCAAGAACGATACAAGTCAATGTAAGATAAAAGATTATTATATCTTGATTTAGTTTTTGAATATTCAGATTCAGCAACACACAATCCTTCAATGTGCTTTGCATATTCTGGTCTAACGTAAGCTTGTTTTTCTGCCTGAGCAATACTTATGTTTGAATTTCCTTTTTCTTCTAAAGTTAATTTACTTAAAATCATTTTTGTATGCGAATCTAAAAGTTTATATTGATACAAAAGTTCAGACATTTTATCTGATAATGTATCAAGTTCTAATTTAATTTCATCTGGGTTTTTAGAATTTTGAGTAAGAGATATCATACCTTCCTTTACATTTTTAAGTTGTACTAGGTAATTATCCTAGTAATTTTTCAAAGTTAAAAGCTATCTTGGAATTTATAAACTCTCTAAGTCTTTTTGCTTTTTCAAGTTTCATTTTATATTCCAATTCAAGATCAAGCAACTTTCGTTGGCGATCTCTCAGCTTCATAACTACTTGGCTTTGTTGTAGCATCAGCTAGTTTTATATTATTTCTTATGAACTTAGTATTTAGTATGTCCACAGAAATAATCTTACCTTCCTTTGTTTCAGTTAGAGCATCTTCTGTATTCTCAAATAGTTCTTTAACTAAGATAGAACACTCAATTAACTTTTCTCTAACTACCTTCATTATTTTACTTATATATATTTTATAATTAATTGCAAGGATATGGCAGGTGGAAAAGGGGGAAAATGAAACTAAACCAACAAGGTTTAATAAACCACCTGCCATAAAATTTCTAGTTATGAAAATTAATTTGAAATAAAAACTTATAATCTTTTATTTTCAAATCAATTTCTTCCTTTGTAACATCTATTTTACCAGATTCAATACCTGATTTAAGTAAAGCCATAACAAACATATATTCGTCTTTGTTAAATGCTTTAGATACTGGTTTATCTGCTATTTCTTTTTCAATAGTAGTTACAGCAGTATTAAAGTTATCAGCTTCAAAGTCATCAACATTAAAGCTGGTATCTGGTTTTGTATTAGCACCAGTAGGCAACTCCTGAATCATTGGAGTTTTATCTTCCTTACTAAGAACGAATAAACTTCCATTCTTTTTTGATGCACCACAAGTTACAGAAACAGTTTTATTCTTTTCTAAAAAACTAGGTTTAATTGCCGACCATAAAACTATTTCTTGATCGTTTACTTTAAACTTAAAATTAGGAAACTTGTTTGGAGTTCCATCTTTTGTAAGTCTATTATCGTAAACGTATTTTACTACTCCTTGTACGTTCATTTACTTTTCTCCTTTTTGGTTTAGGTAGCGATACATTTTTAGGCAGGAAATCGCCACATCTTCCTGCATTTCTCCTATTGGAAATTCTTTAATATTTAATTTTCCAGTTTTGGTACAATTAACAATCACACCTTCTTTAACATCAATCCCAAGTTCTTCTTTAACACAAATCTTATAAAGATAAATTTGCACTAACATAGAATCTCTTATTCCTGATGATGACTTCCAGTCATAGATAATATGCTCTCCTGATTTGTTTTTAAATAAAGCATCAAGAGTTCCAGTAAACTTATGAATACGACTTAGAACTTTACGTTCAGTAAATACAATTTCTAAACCTTCTTGCTTGTCGTACCATTCTTTAAACTTACCAAATGATTTTTTAATCTCAGGATTATGTATCTCAGGAACAATTCCTTTATGAATATAATCTTCAATTAAGTTATGAACGTGAGTGCCGACTGAACCAGCATCAGACATACTTTGGTTAGGTGCTTTTTTAATTTGATCTGCAATCTTAGACAATTCAATCTCATCATAGCTAACACCTGCTCTAATTAACTTTTTAAATTCTTCAGAACATATCTTAGCTGACCATAAGCCGATCACATTAGCTGGTGTCAAAATTTTGGTTATTCCAGTAGCACTAGGCAACTGCTCATCATTCCAAAAATACTGATGAAGCACTTGGTCAAAAAAAAGTGTTTCTTGATTATTGTATAATTTAATTTCTTCCATTTTACCTTCCCTTTTGTTTAAGTATAAATATTTTGCTTTATTGTTTTTGTATAAACTGATTTGGGTAAGTTTTCATCAAATAATTTATCAACTGGCAAACCAAATAATTTAGCAATTCTATAAAGCTGACTGGCACTTAACTGATTAGTTCCAAGTTCAAATTTACTTATTTGTTGAGTATGAGAACCAATGAACTCAGCTAAATGTCTTTGCGACATATATTTAACTTTTCCTAGTGGTTCTTCTACCTTTGTATTAATTCGCAAGAATCTAAGATTACTTGCTAATCGTTCATTTATACTGCGTCTTGTTTCCATATTTCCTTCCATCTGTTGTGTTGTTGTTTCCAGTAATCAGAATTTATATCTGGGTTATGATAAGGGAACAACTTATAGAACTCATCTAAAGTTATTGTCTTATCAACCACAGAACATAAATCATAGTAAAGTGATGCTTCATTAGAAACTATATATCTATTCAATTTAGATTCTAAATAAAGTCTATCTATTTCTTGTTGTACTGTTTGCATAGTTCTCCTTAGTTTAAAATTGAATGACCACGATTAATCATACATTTTCTAATGTAGTTTTTTCTTGTGTCATCAGCTTTACTTACAACACCTAAACTAGCTGGTCTTAAAATATTATCTATAATCCAAGACTGAAATTCTTGGCTATCAGATAAAGTATTCTCAGCAAACTTAGTGCATAAGATTGTATCGTTTGTTATTTCTTCAGCTTTAGCATGAGGAAATGTCCCTGATCTTCCAGCAGTATCAACTACTGGCTTGTACGTACTACAACTAGTTAAGCTTAAAATTAATAAACTTAATATTATTCTCATTGTCTTTTCCCTCTTTTGTTTGTTGATTAAGATAGTCCATAGTAACAATATTAGCTATGTCTATTTTTTTTATTCTTGGTTTGTGTTTCCATACTTCAAGTATGTATTCAAGAATTGTGTAAAAGCGATTATTTTTAATTAATTCTTTTAGATGTTTTTCTGCGTAATGTAGTTCAATCTTTTTTTTGTTTTTCATTTGCCTTCTCCAGTTTTTGTTTTTCTAATCGTTCTTGATACTTCTTTAAAGCTTCTTCCATTTTAACACGCATAATGGAATCGCCTAAAGCTTTACTATTATCTTTTTTTAAAAAGTTCATCTTTTCTTTTACCATTTATAGCTAGTTTTAATGCGTTGTAAATTGCTTTTTCATAACTTGATATTTTGCTTCCTGAAAATTCTTGCACAACAAAATACTTTTTCATAATTTCAGCACAACCATTCAGTATATCAATATCAACAGTTCTTTTCATAATTAATTAATTAGCCAATTTAACAATATTATGCTTGACGTGCCTAATACAAACACAAGCACAAATCCTATTCCATCTTTAGTTTCTCTAGTCATTTATTTAACTCCCATATTATAATTGTTAATATTACTGCAAAACAAAACCAATAAAATCCTAAATCATTAATAGTATCTAGCATTGTTTTGTAATCATATTGTTAAGTTTACTTATTAGATTAGTGATACGTTTTTTTGTATGCTCTCCTCTAACTTCATTGTCCAATAAGATTCTTGATAGAACTGCTGTCATCAATTTCATTTCATGATAACTCATTGAACAAATTACACCTGTGTTTCTCATTTACGTTTTCTTTTTCTATTACCAAAGCAATCCCATTTCTTATGGTATGATTTGAGTAATTTGGCTATTTCTTTTTTCATGCTATCTTCCTTTGCCCAGCTTTGTTTAAACCACCTTCTAGTTCTTCGCAAACAACACTTCTTTCAGTCCAACCAAAAGGAATAATGTAATCTTTTGGAAAAACAAATAGATGATATTGATTTGCTGTGTCCATTAATCTTTTTTCACTTGGATAAAGTTCAATGGCTTCTCTTGTTTCACTTACCAATTCGTTTTTAATTAATTGGAAGTGTCTCCAGTCGTGTATAGATTTTTTATCTAATCTTTTAATTGATAGATAATCAATCATTCCATACCAACTCTTTTCATGTACCAACCAATTAGCTTGGTCTCCACGAAAAACTCTAACTTCATAAGTATCATTTCTGAATACTTCACAATTATACATTTCATTGTAAAATTGTTTTGATTGTTCGTAAGTAAGATTTAAACCAAAACTTTTAGCTTCTGATTTACAATATTCAAATCTAGCTTTAATTGGTAAATCCCAAATAGGAAAATGTGCTTTTCTAAATGGTGTCATTTAATCTCCTTTACGTAAGTGTTCCAGTATTGACCTTTAATCAAAAGCTTTTTAGTTTTTGTTTGATGATGCAGTTCTAAGATTTGCATTTGCAAACATTTATTAATTGCTCTTGAGATTCTGCCTGAATTAATTTCAGGAAGTTTGTCTTTAATTAATCCAATCATAACTCTACGACCAATACCTTTAACTCTTTTAGAGTCATTAGAATAATTTTCTTGAATTAATTTTATAGCTTCAGGATAGACAACTGAAAAAGAATTACGAGATTCTTTTTTATATCTATTTGCAAAAGCTAAAAACCACTTATCCCAACCCTGTGGGTCGGCAGTCCAACAAGGTGCATTTTCTTCACCTGTGTATTTTATTTTGTTAGTCATATTTTCCCTTTTTGTTTTTTATATATAATTAATATAATTATAAAAATCTTAATTTCAAGCTTATAAGTAGATTATCCACAGCTTAATATAAGAAATATATTAATGAAATCAATGACTTAAATCGTTGCTATTTTGTTCTATATTTGATACTAGGGATTGTGGTGTGTATGCCTTCCTACACACCACGTATAAACAGGAAATAATATGCCACTAATTAAAGGTTATTCTAAAAAATCAATAAGTAAGAATATTAGCCGAGAAATGAAAGCTGGTAGATCACGTTCACAATCTGTGGCTATTGCTTTGTCGGTTGCAAGAACTGCAAAGAAAAAAGCTAAAAAATATAAGTAATGCAAATTGCGAAGGCAAAAATAATTCATTCTGTTAAGCATCAGAAGTTCGTGGCTTCTTTTCCATGCGTGGTATGTGGCAACGATACCCAAGTTCAATGCTGTCATATTAGATCAATCCCAAAAGTAGGTAATGTAGGCAAAGGGATAAGAGATGATAGGTTCTGTATTCCAATGTGCTTTACTTGTCATACCCAACAGCATCTTATTGGCGAATTAGAGTTCTTTGAAAAATATAATATAAATCCTATATTGATTTCTATGAAGATAGCTAGTATATCTCCTTGTAATAAAATTAACCAATCCAAACAGGAAGGTGCATACAATGGTAAACTTGACTATCGGCAACATATCCGAAATAACAAAAAAAGTTCTTTGCAATCCTAAACTTTATAAAGAATTAGATTTCTTTGAAGTTCCACACAATAAAGTTTGTCTAGCAGTTATTAGGGAACTAACTAAGTTATCTTATAATGAAATTGGCAAAGCATATAAAAAATCTTGGTTCACAATTTATTCTGCTGTTAAAGACACAAACAAAAATGGACTTAAATCATTTACAGCTAAAGTAATTGATCTGGTCAAAGCAGAAGTTAAATGATTGAAGGTTGGATAGCTTTACACAGGAAGATTTATACATCTAACGATTTTAAAAATCAGTTAGAGGTTTCTATATTTATTTATCTACTTACAATGGCTTCGCATAAGCCAATACAAGTTATTTATAGAAAAAAGAAATTAACTTTAAATAGAGGTGAAGTTTCAATAGCTTATAGAGATTTGGCTAAAAAATTTAATATTTCTAAAGATAAAGTTAGAACTGTTATTAAGAACTTAATTCAATCAAATAACATAAGACAAACTTTGCACAAACGTCTTAGCATATTTAGCATTGTAAAATATAGCAAATATCAAGATTTGCCAAAATCTCAAGACAAACTTTCCCACACAGAACAACAACCATATACTAATATACTATATAGTAGTAAAAATAATGATATAAGTCTTAGCAATATGACTAATACACCAAAGAAAATTACTATTCCTACCTTGCAAGACTTAAAAACCAAGATTATTGAGAAACCAAGAGAAAAGAACGAGTTTGAAATTATGCGTGAAAAACTTGACGCAGAAGATTACGAAAAATGGGTTCTGCACAGATTAAACTCTTGAAATAAAACAATAATATCTTTATAACTACAAATAACTATATAGGTATGGGGGTTGAAACATTACCCCCTTTAAAATTTATATATTTACTTAATCCTAAAATATCATTAGTGATTCGCCATTAACTAACAGGAGAAATAGTTATGGAAAAAACAATAGAAAAAACTCTAAAGCAATTAGAAAAAATGGAAGATATGATTGCTAAACTTAGAGATCAATTAGAATCAAGTCTTGATGAGTATGAGAATGATGAATCTGATTATGACGATTCAGATGATGATTACTCAGATGACGAAGAAGATTCTGACGAGGAATAACAATCACAGATAGACTGCAAAGTCGGAAGGTTATCATAACCTTAACATGAACTCAAAAATACTTAGTATAAAACTATGGGACTATTCTATTGTCTGTTTATTCTTGTTTTCTGTTTTTGTGCTTGGCACATTCTTTCCGAATGACCACACCAAGTCTATCATTAGACAGAAAACAATAGAAGAAATCAGAAAAATAGGGTTCTTTGAACCCAAAGTAGAAAATATCTCTAGCGAAAGGTTTATTTCAAGTATGCAGAAATGTATTGCTTTTCATAACCTAGAGATAAGGAAGGAAGAACAAATACCATCATCATTAATCATAGCACAAGCAATCGTAGAATCTAATTTTGGTACATCAAGATTTGCAACAGAAGGTGGAAACTTATTTGGCATAAGAGTATGGTCTAAGAATGGTATGTTGCCACTTAAACAAGACCCATCAATAAACTGGCGAGTTAAAACATTTAAAACTAAATGCCAATCAGTTAAATTCTACATCAATCTACTAAACACTAATCATCATTACCAAGAATTTAGAATTGTAAGAAATAGAACAAAAGACCCAATGATTTTAGCAGATACATTAGATAATTTTTCTACTAGCAAAGAATACGCAAATCATGTTAAGCAGATACTAATTAAATACAAAGGCAAAATATAATGGCAAATGAGACTACATCAACAACACTAAACAAGCTTTACACAAACAAAGTAAAGACCAAAGGAACTTATAGAGTTTATAGACCAAAACCATTAAAGATGCCGAGAAAAAAGAAATGAAAAAACCTATTTGGGAAAGACAAAGACCATCTAAACTTGGCAGACCAAAACCTTTTAACACTAAATCAAAAGCTTATAAATCTGCAAGACGTTCTGCTGGTCAAAAGTTCGGCAAGAAAAACAGCTTTGTTAAAAACCTTTACATAGCAAAGAAGCTTAAAAGAAAATGAACTTAGATAAAATAACCTTTGGAAGCAGGATTATTAATCTAAATCTAATAGACAAAGAACAAGCATCTAAGAAAAAGATTTTCGGTGAATTTGACTGCGATTCAAATACACTCACTTTAGACAAATCATTAGATAATATTCAAACAATTAACACACTACTCCACGAACTGTGCCACATGATTCATTCGGAATATTTAATTGAATTACCAGCAAAAGCTGAAGAACTAGTATGTAATTCAACAGCTAATGGACTTTGTCATATCCTATATCAAAACCAAGATTTACTAGAGTTCCTTTACAAATCGTTAAAAAAAGCTTAATAGAACATTTAACGAACATAGTCGGTTAATATGGGTAAAGATATACTAGTAATAGACAGTCCAAAGAAGATTGGGAGACCAAATTTTGAGTTTACACCAAAAATATTAGAACAAGTTAAAACTATGGCTAGTTATATGTGTACGAAAGCAGAAATAGGCAGAATTATTGGTTGCTCAGAATCTACAATTAATAGAAATCAATCAGCACAGGAAGCATGGGAACAAGGGGTTGCACTTGCAAAACAAGCTATTAGAAAAACTCAATTTGATATAGCTACTAAACTTAACTCAAGCATAATGGCTATGTGGTTAGGTAAAGTTTATCTTGGGCAAACAGATAAAATACAAAATACTGACGACAATGTACCACTACCAATCTATGACATTGTTGATGAACCAAAAGAAGTTATTGAACTAAAAGAAGAAGTAAAATCTTAATATTATGAAAAAATCATCAGCACTTGCCTACGTTGGTCATAATGCAAATGGAGACAGAGAAGAAAACGATTTTTACCCAACACCTGAATCTGCAACACAAGAATTATTAAATAGAATTAATATTAATGGAAATGTATGGGAGTGTGCTTGTGGAGATGGTGCTATGTCTAAAATAATGATTAAAAATGGTTATAATGTTTATTCTTCAGATTTGATTGATAGAGGTTATGGAGAAACAGGAGTTGATTTTTTAAAGTCAAACAAAGAGGCAGATAATATAATTACAAATCCACCATTTAATCTTGCAACAGAATTTACTTTAAAAGCTTTAGAGTTATCAAAAGGCAAAGTTGTTATGTTGTCTAAAATATCATATTTAGAAGGAGTTAAAAGAAGGGAACAAATTTTTAATAAAAACAAACTAGAAAAAATACTTGTTTTTAGTCGCAGAGTTCCATTTAAAAAAAAATCTAGTAATAAATTAGCTGGTGGATTAATGGCTTTTGGTTGGTTTATTTATGATGTAAATTATAATGGCAAACCAACTGTTGATTGGATTTAACTATGAGTAAATGTATATTTTGTAAAAGACTTATGGTAAACAAACTAGAGCAACATATAAAAGCTTGTCATCAATGTATTGTGAACTTGCTAATGAAAAAGCACAATCTTAAAGTTAAGAAACAAGCAC